ATAAGACCTAGTCTTGAGAAATATCTTGAAGAGCCTAATGATTTTAGGATGTTTAAAGATGTTTATAATGAAGTTAATCCCTTTTTTGAATCTCTTGCCTCTTCCGAAAAAAGGGCATTGGTTGACTATGAGTGGAGGGGTGACCAATTTGCCAGTAATGATGCACAACTTAAAGTAAATAATAGGCCTGACCTTGATAAAGGAAAGTATAAGGTTGAATTGTATTTGAAAGAGATTGTTTCTTTACAGGAATTTACAGTAGATATTATTTCCACTCCTTCTGGAGTTGAGTTTGAAGATAACTTAAATTAATTGAGAAATGCCACAAGTAACTAATCCACACAAAAGATTTCAATTTACCATATTTCTATTTGGTATGAATCCTTTCTTGGCTCAGAAGGTAACACTTCCTGACCGGGAAATTGAGAAGATTGAACATGGAGAGGGTAATCATAAAATAAAAACTGGTGGTATGGTTAATATTGGGATGATTACAGTTGAGAAATTAATGCCCAATTCCTTACCAGATAATCTAATGTGGGGGTGGATAAATTTGGTTCAAAATGAATTTACAGGAGGGGGGACTATACCTGATGTATATAAGAAGGCTTGTCAGATACAAAAATTAGGAACTGATTTGCTTACTCCTACCAATACTTGGAATTATACTGGAGTTTGGCCTAGTAAGATAAATGGTATAGAACTTGACAGAGTTAGCTCAGAAAATACTATAGAAACAATAGAGTTCTGTGTAGATAAGGAAGCTAAATTCTAAAAAGATTTTTTACCTTGTCAATTGTATTCTTGTAAGAGTTTCTGGTATATTCGGGGACTCTTATTTTTATTTTTAAACCTATTAATAACTTAAAACATGAGTAAAGAAAGCAAAACACTCGACATGATTTCTCCACAGGAGTTTGGGGAAGTTAAAACACAGACTATTCACATGCCCAGTGGGTTTACTGTAGATATTAGAGAAACTAATGGGCAGGATGAAGATATTATCTCCAATGTTGGGGATTCTAAGGCAGGGATAGCTATAGCAAAATTCCTTGCACAGATTGTTGTAAGTTGTTCTAAGGGTAAGCCTACTTATAATGATATTATGAAATGGTTTTCTCGAGATAAAAATTATCTAATGCTAAAATCTAGGATGTTTTCAATAGGTAATGAGATAACATTTGAACATCAATTTGAAAAATCAGGCATGACCTTTACCTTTAAAGAGGATTTAGCTATCTATGATTTTGATTTCTCAACAGGGGGAGCTCCACCCAAGAAGGGTGAAAATAACTTTGATGATAAACTTCCACAAGCGTATAAATCGGATGATTCTACATATCAAACGCAGTTATCTAGTGGAAAAACCATAAGATTTAAATATCTTACTGGACTTGATGAAAAGAAATTACTAGCAAAGCAAGAAGAAGACCTAAGTATTAATGAAAAATTGAGACTTAGAGACTTAGAATTACAAATTGATGGGAATTGGTATATTATTGAAAATTTTCACCCATTCACTAGTAAAGATATGAAAGACCTCAGAAATATTCTTGATAAAGAGGACCCTGAGTTTGGGTTAATAGCAGAACTAGTTAACCCTAAAAGACCATCGGAGAAAGAGATTGTTTCTTTATTCGACAAATCTGATTTTTTCTTCCCCAGGGATTAGTAGAGCCTTTTTACTGGTCCCTTGAATCTCAGTATTATCATGTCTGTAGAGCAGAATTTAACTTTACAGAAACTGAGTTTAGACGTATGCCCACAAGAAGAAGGCTAATTTATTTAGAGTTGGCACAGAGATATTTTGACTCTTTGCCAAAACCCCCAAGTACATCTTCAAATAATTTTTGGTAATAATATATGATTTCTTTAGGTAATCAGAATATTGGTATAGGTTTAGCTGTAAGGTTACATGACCATTTTAGCGTGAAGGCTGCAGCCATTACAGCTACTATGTCTGCTATGCACCGTAATACCCAAGCGGTTATGATGAGTAACCTAAGAGCAGTTAGGGGGTTAGCTCTTGGATTTGGTATTGCTGGGGCTGTGATGACTGCTGGTTTTGCCCAGACTATCAAGATTGCAGCTGACTTTGGCTGGATTATGAGGGGTACTCAAGCTGTAACTCAAGCCACTGATATCCAAATGAAGTCTATGGCAAGGAGTGCCATAGAATTGTCCAAGGGAACTGTGTACGCTGCAACGGAAATAGGTTCAGCTATGGAGTATCTTGGACGTGCTGGTTATACAGTTCCCCAAATCAATCAAACCATAGAGGCTGTTACCATGTTGGGAGCTGCTACTGATGCTGCTATAGGTGGCAAAGGTGGGGTAGCTGATATGATGACCAATATGATGACTGCATTTAATATGACTGCAAAAGCCTCAGGTCGTATGTCAGATATATTAGCTTATTCAACTACCAGAGCTAATATAGATGTTTTTGATTTACATGAAGCTTTAAAGTTTGCAGGTTCATCAGCTACTCAACTTAAAATACCCTTTGAAGATGTAGTTGCAATGGTAACAGTATTGGGTAATGCTGGTATTAAGGCTGGTATTGCTGGTAGAAGTTTAGGTAATGTATTTCAATACATGGCTAGAGCTGCAAGTACTTTTAGAACTAAGAGCCAAACTGATGTATTAAAAATACTAGGTATTCACCCAACTCAACTTAGAACTATAGAAGGTACTCTAAGACCTATGGGTGAAATTATAACACTTTTTACCAAAGCCCTTAAAGGAGTCTATGATGTTGAAGGTACTGCAGGACTTCAAAAGTTATTAAATATTCGTGGTGCTAGAGCATTTTACCCATTAACTAGAGCTGTATCATTAGGTTGGGATTTTAATACTATGCTTAAGAATATTCATACTAATTCTCAAGGGGCTGCCACAATGATGGCTAAGATGAGAATGGATAGCCTTAAGGGTGATATGATTATTTTAAAGGATATTTGGAAAGCCTTTAAAATTGAAGTGGGCCAAACCTTAGAACCTTTTGTTAGGATAGTTCTAAAAGGTTTACAGAAAACTATGTTAGCTATGACAGCATTTGCTAAAACACCTTTAGGTAAAGTATTCTTTACACTTACTTCAATTATAGGAATTACTGTAGGTGTTGCGGGATTATTATTGGCTGGGCTAATATCTATACGACTTATTACAATAGGAGTAGGTATTACTGGAGCCAATATGGGTAGGTCATTAGTATGGGCTTGGAACTCTGCAGCAGCTGCTGCTGCTAGATATGCTATGGTGGCCCAAGGAGCATCATGGGTAGGTGCGGGGGGAGTATTTGCTAAAAAAGGAATGAGGGGCTTTCAGAAATATGTTGCTCCAGGAGTAATTGGGGGAACAGGTTTCTTTGGGGTAATTTGGCAATTTATTAAAGCAATACCTAAATTCTTGGGTAGTTTGTTGAGCTCTATTTCAGGATTATCTATGTTTGGGGGTTTAATAAGAATTATAACTGGGCCAATAGGATTAATAGTAACAGGTCTAGGAGCTATCATGGGATTCAATAGCTTAATGAAATTGGCTGTAGTAGCACTCGGTTCATTTGTTCAAAGAATAGCTTGGTTATTAGAAATAATCTGGGGCATAGGAAAGAATTTTGGTTCACCATGGACTTGGGGTAATGTTATAAAACAAGCGGATGAAACTTATCATAGAAGAAAAGCTATAATGAGGGGAAATCTTGGGCTAAGTTCTGGAGGAGGCGGAGAGGGTAGAGCTCATGGTTATTATTCAAGAAATATAATAGGTTGGGAAGATATATATAAAAATATGGCCAATGAACAAGCTGGCCGAGATTCTATTCAACAGGCCAATGTTGAATTACGAATGGATAGCTCTAAAGTTGGTGAAGCTGTAATTAAATGGGAAACATTTGAAATTGTTAAAGATAAAAAACTTAATAGGTAATGTCAATAATAACTAAGTATCCTGAATCAAGTAAGATTGGTATTCCTAGGTTTTTTGTTCCAAGAGAACAGAAAATAGGTTCTACTAGAAGTACACCCTCTAATATTTGGTTAGTCAATATAGATGCTGAAGGGAATGAAGTTGAGAGATTAAAAATACAAACTGTACCTTTGGAGGTGAATGTTGATGCTATTGCTAATTGGGCGGTAATCCCCACTATAGGTAGAAATAACCCTTTTTATCATTATACAGGTGGGGAAGATATTTTAAAGTTTCAACTTGATTGGTATTCTAATGAGCATAGTAGAGAAGATGTGATAAGGAATTGTAGAAGGGTGGAATCTTTATCAAGAGCTAATGGGTACTTTGATGCTCCACCTAGAGTAGTTCTGATATTTGGGTCTTTGTTTAAATATACAACATGGATAGTTGCCAAAGCCCCTTATAAATTATCTTTGTTTGATAAAGAATTAGGGATGTTACCAAGACAAGCCTATCAGGAGCTTGAACTAAGAAAAATAGTAGACCATAATACTGGTTTCCAAGAAAGGAGGTTATTTAACTAATGCCATTACAACTTTCAGATATTGATTTATACTCTGATGGGTTTATTATAAACTTACCAGATGGGACTCAAATTATAAAAAGAAATAAGATACCTTATACTCCTAATGCAACTAGGGATAGAATACATACTATAACTAGGGGGGACAGATTAGATAGTATCACCTATAAATATTATGGTAATAGTAAATGGTGGTTTCTTATTGCAGATGCTAATGAGGACATTGAGAATCCATTAGATTTATCAGCTCTAGTGGGTAAAGATATTATTATACCAGATTTTGATGTTATTAAAAGCCAAAGATAGATGAATCAATTAGGCTATGATTCCTTATTAATCAGGGTTTTCAACAGTAATCAGGATGAAGTATTTGAGGGGATCACTAGATTTAAATTTATACATTCGGAGAAAGCTAGCGACCAGAGTGAGATTGTGATTGAAACCCAGGACTTAACTTTAGTAGACCACCCTGATTTGCAAGAAGGTAAACAATTAATTATTGTTTGGAGTATGTTAGTTAGTAATAAAACCCAAAAAAGAAGGATGTGGATTTGGGAAATTAAGGCTGATTTTACTGAAAATGGTTTAGAGTTAAAAATTACAATGTTCTCAAAGATTGCCTATCTTGCTATGAGGCATAGGAAGAATCCATGGAATGATTCAACCTTATTTTCTATGATGGAACAAATGGGTGCTGAAGCGGATATGGTAGTGGGTTTAGAAGGGTTTGAGGAAGAGTTTGAAGGAGGTTTACCTAGTAATCCTGATGGTGGGGATATAGAAAAAGAATCTTCACTAGTGAGGATAGGGGGTCCCACACAGGCTGATTTTGACTCAGAACAGGCTCAATTCATAGTACCCAGAGACCAAACAAGGAACTTACAAACTCAAATATTATTTAAGACCCATGAGTCTATGCCTCAAGGTAATTTATCAGATTTAGAACAATTAGATAAAGTTACCAAACAAGAAGGTATTGAAAATTTAGTTATTGATGGCCATGATGATAAATTAATAATACGAAAAAGAAATTTAAATCAAACCCCATATAGAAGATATGAATATAGGGCAGAACCTGGAAATGTTATAAGATTTACTCCAGAATCTCATAATATGGAAAAGAAAGATGATGCAGTTGCTTGGAGTATGAATGGATGGGATCCTGAAACTGGAGAGTATCTTCAAACAAAAGTAAATATAGACCAACAAGAAGGGGGAGTATTAGGGGAAATGGTTGATTATAGTTTGGAAGATGCTATACGTCAAAAGTGGGCAAAAGAATCAAGTACCAAAGCTGGTCAAACTGTAATGATTGATGGGCTGTTCTCAGGATTATATCAGGAGGAAGATGAGAATGGTCAACCTATATATAAAAAACTTACTGAAGAGCAAATGAAAAATGGCTTAGGTATAGCGACTTATGTGAAGAAAGGAACTAAGCCTCAGAATTTTGATTTAGAAACTAAACAGTATTTTCAAGCTATTGATGAAACTGGCATAGAATTTAGGGCACAGTTCGCAGTAGATATGAATAGACCTATTGATTCTCTAGAAACTACCCCAGAAGATTTAGGGGGGGCAGGTGCAAATAATAGGGCTCAATCTGATTTAGAATTGAATGAATCTGAATTAAAAGTTGTAGGAGACCCGGAATTAGTATCTGCTAAAGTTATAACTATATTAGGAGTTGGTAAAAAATATAATGGCAATTATTATGTTGCTTCTGTAAGCCATGAATTAGACCCAGTTAATGGTTATGTTTGTATATTGAAATTATGGAGAAATGGCTTCAATAAGATAGGTGGGGAAATAGTTACTAGATTTGAGGCAAAGTCTTTAGGACTTAATGTTAATAAAAAACAAATACCAAGAGATGGAACTGAACAATTGATAGAAGTAGTTGAGATAAATGACTAATGAATTTTATTGTAAAATTATTTCAAGATATATTAGTATGGGGTTTAGAGAAACACGGTAGATATTACTCTAAATATCGAGCTTGGGTTTCTGATAGAGAAGACCCTCAACATTTAGGTAGATTAAAATTGGTTGTGCCTAATATATCTGGGGATGATGAGATTGCTTATTGGGCTTGGCCTTCTAGGAATTTTTCTGGGCCTGGTTATGGAAATCAGGTATTGCCAAGAAAAAATGATTTAGTGTGGGTAGAGTTTGAACATGGAGACCCCAGAAAACCTATATGGAGTTATGGACATTTTACTAAAGGACAAAAACCTAATAATTTAAAAGACTATAATAATTATTGGTTCAGGACTCCATCCGGTCATCAAGTAGAATTACATGATGATGGTTATATAAAGGTAACTACTTCTGGAGGTCATACTTTATTATTTGACGACACTAATAAATCTATAAAGATAGAATCAATAGGTGGTAAACAATTTGAAATAAGTGATGATAAAATTCATTTAGGACAATTTGATGGAGCTGATGAAGCAGCAGCATTGGGTGATACTCTAAAAGAAAAACTTGATGATTTATTTAATAACCTTTCTAATCTAATAGATGAATTAGCTGCTGCTAAAATTATGACTCAGTTAGGCCCTCAAACATTTATGCCTACTGATATAATTATTTTAAATGCAAGAAAAATTTCATTAGAGGGGCTTAAGGCCACGTTAAGTCAAATATTAAGTCAAACTATAACATTGGATAAATAATGGCATTATCAGCAGGTAAGGTGGCATTTAAAACTGCCTTGAAAAATAAACTTGATGAATTAAAAAATAATCAGGATAAAGAGAAAACCGATTCTATTGATGAATTTTTGGATGTATTAGCTGATGAAATAGAAACGTGGATAACTACTTATGCTGAGGTAAGCACTACTGTATCTGTGACATCTGTATCAGCAGTTCAACCAGGAGCAGGAGTATCAGGGCCAGGAGTAGGTAGTGGAACAGGAACTATATTATAATGGCAGGAGAAAATTTTATAGGCTCAGGTATCATATTTCCTATTGAATTAAGCCCTCAATCTGGAACTCCTATAACCAGAACAGGTCAAGATTTGATTAGGTCATCTATTAAGATGATATTGGGTTGGGATAATCAAAGATTTTATTTACCTGAATTTATAAGTAGGTTATATAATTTATTAGAAGAGCCTAATGATGAATTATTAGCAGGCTTAGTAGAATATTTTGTTGCTGAACAACTAAGTACTTGGGAGCCCCGAATAGAACTTATAAGCTCAAGGGTTGATAATATATACCCTAATAAACTTTATCTTACTATTACTTATAAAATAACCAACACTAAGATTCAAGATATATTTACATTTGGGTTTTATCGTGAAATAACAACATAATGGCTAAAATATTAAATGAATGGGTGGGATACTTAGATAGGTCTTATCAAACTATAAAGAACTCAGTACTCTCAAAGGTTACAAATAGTAATCCTGAAATGACAGACCATAGTGAGAGTAATATATTTGTCATTATAATAAGTATGTTTTCAGGTATTGCTGAGCAATTAAATTATTATATTGATAACTTAGCTAGAGAATCTTTTTTGGCTACAGCTTTAAGAAGGTCATCTGTTATTAAACATGCTAGAAGTTTAGACTATAGAGTAAAAACTCGAAATCCAGAGACAGCTGATATTTTATTAACATGGACTGATGGGGGAGGAACACCTACTCCTACACCTAGTGCATTTAATCTCCAAGCGGGCTCTTATGTAGAAAATTTATCAGGTTTAAGATTTACTTTATTAGCTGATGTTAATATACCTATGGGTGTTGGTACAAGTCAAGTAACTATGGCTCAGATAACCCAATTTACTAATCAAGTATTGGGTTTAACTAATAACTCTAAGAATCAGAAAATATCACTGGGGCTAAGTTATGTTCACAAATCATCTGATGTTGTAATTAGTGGCCAAGCTTATGCTGAAGTTGATACTTTTGCACATTCAGCTGATACAGACTTTCATTATATTGTTGAGGTATATGAGGATGGTAATGCCTATCTAGTTTTTGGTGATGGTATTAATGGGGTAATCCCACCTAATGGTTTTAACGTACAGGTAACATATCAAACTACTTTGGGAGCTGATGGAAGGGCTGGTTCAGGAACATTGACAGAAAATGTAACCTTATTAGGATTACCAATAGATACAGATGCTACATCTAATAACCCTAATAATTCTTCTGGTGGGTCGGCTTATGAGGATGCTGATGGTCTAAGAGTTAATGCTGCATTAAGTATAAGAAATCTTAATAGGATGGTTACTGGTGGAGATTATAAAACATTATTAGAAGCAGAACCAGGTATATCAAAGGCTAAGGTAAATTTTTGTTGTGGAAAATTAATTGATATTTACATTGTTCCAGATGGTGGTGGAGTTGCTTCTGGTTCTCTAATATCTGCTGCTCAAACTGTGGCAAATAGTAAAAAGATGATAACTACTTTTCCAACTATAAGGCCCTCAGGAGATACCCGTTTGATAATAAAAATAAATGTAACTGCCAAATTAGGTAGAGATTTATCAGTGACTAAAACAGATGTAGAAAATGCTTTATTAGATTATGGCTCAGTGGAAAATCAAAATATAAATGGCAGTGTAAGATTGTCAGATATACTTGCCAAAATTGATAATGTAGATAGGGTAGATTTTGCTGACCTTATTTTTTTATATACAATACCCTATGCTAGACCTGTTAATCATACCAATGTATTGGTTTGGACAAATGAAACTAAGGTGGCATCATTTGAAAAGGTTAATTGGAAAGTAGTTTATAACCAAGGGGCTGGTACTTTTAGTATAACTCGTAATGGAGCTTTTGTTGGTAATATTACACTGGGTGCTAAATTTGTGGCATCAGATAACATTTTTGAATTTACTATATCGGCAGGTAGTTATAATGATGGTGATGAATGGACATTTGCATCATATACCTATAATAATAATATTACTATTAGTGATTTTACAATACCTACAGTTCAACTTAGTGATTTAGATATTACTGTATTTCCTGCTGATCCAGAAGGTGATGACATATGTTAGTATTTAAAGATTATATAGTAGAGCTATTACCTGATTATATTAAGGTAAATGACTCTTATAAGGATGGAGACCAGAAAGGGTTTGTTGTCAGATTTATGGAGATTTTTGGGGAAGAGCTGGATGAACAAACTTATCTTAAATTAGAGAATGAGCCAGAAGTTTTTAATCTTGAACAAACGTCCACAGAGTTTTTGCAATATTTTGCATACATGTTAGGTAGGATAAATAATATATCTCAGGATGAAGAGCATTACAGGAGACTGCTTAGTTTTATAATAAGTATATGGAAAATAAAAGGAACAGAGCAATCTTATATATCCCTTTTCTATACATTAGGTTTAACTACCACTATAAATGAATTACCTCCTGTAGCAGTTCAATATGACATGGGCCATACTTATGACGAGGCCGGGGTTATTTATGATGATTATTGCCCACCATGTTCTAATTATGAGTTGTCATTTACAGGGGTGGGGGGGATTACTGCTCAACTTTATCAGAAGATATTGGATTTAGTTAAATTAATAGAACCTATAAATGCTAAACTAACTAAAATAACTTACAATGGTTCAGAGGTTCAACAGATATTTATTACTGTAGAAATAAATGAGGAGGGGGATTTAGAATATAATAATGATAATGACCCTGATTTGGTTTTGTCTCTTGATTCATTTGGTAATCTGATAATTGATGGGCCTTTGGCTGATAGGTATTTTATACAAGATGGTGACCTTTATTTTATATTAATATAATATGGCAATAATTAATGTAGGAAAAGTTGCTGGTATTATTAATTCGGAGAACCCCCCTCCGGTAACAGATGTCTTGTGGGGTCAAATTTTAAATCCTTCATTCCCTCAGATAGTAGAGATTCATTATTTTGATGACCTCACTCTTCAGTGGACACCCATAACAGACCCCACAACTAATTATTGGTTAAGGCCCGTTATTGATGATGGTATTACTACACCTCCTTCAAGTCCTTCTAATGGTGATAGGTATATTGTACCTATAGGAGCAACAGGAGCTTGGGCTGGTCAAGATTTAAAAGTTACAGAATATAAAGTTGATACATGGACTTTCCAAACTCCAATTGATGGTTATATAGTATCTGTTAGAACCAAGACTAATAAATTATATGACTTTCAGGGAACATGGGGTTCAGGGGGAATTTGGAATGAGAATGATTTTCAAGTCCCCATTTCACCAGATGATTTGATTCCACGAGATTGGATTGATATACCTTTAGGAGTTTCTAGTTTAGATGAGAATGGGAATATTCCTATTGGTAATATAAATCCTGATACCCTAGTTTATAACCCTAATGCCCCTGGAAGTTGGCCAGGTGGTACAGATACAATTAAAGAGGCACTTGATTATTTAATAACTATTGCCGCACCTTCTATACCTGTATATACTGCATCTAATGGGCTTAATAAATCAGGTAATGATATTAGATTAGGGGGAATACTTATTCAGAATACTTCAATAGATGGGGATTCTAATACTTACAATTTAGAATTAATTAATTTCCTCAGTTTAACTCTTGGTGCGGTAGGTATTAACGTTAATGGAGATTTAGTTTTAGCAGGTAATATTGATATCACTGGAAATGTCTCTATTACTGGGGTTTTTACAATAGACCCTTCTATACCTCCTATTGATGATGGTGGTACATTAGATGCATTGGTATGGGATTCTTCAACTGGGGAAGTTAAAAAGAGGGCAGTTACAGGAGGTGGAGGTCTTACCCCAAGAAATGGGTTAGTAACTGATGGGGGCTTTATAGAGTTGGGGGGAACATTAATTGAGGATACTTCTATAGATTTATCAGGATTTGTGTTTTCATTAGAAGATGCAGGAGTTGTATTCACTCTAAAAGATAATAGTGTAAATCTTTCAGATGCTTATTTATCTTATATTCAATTAATAGATATGAGTGATGTATCTGTAGCTTTTATTGGACATACTAGTGCTTTAAATGAATCTTTTTATATTTCTAATTTTGGACAAGATGATATAATACTAGAAACCAATAATGATGAGGTATTTAGGATAACTCCTACAGGGAATGTCACTATTTCTAATGCTGGCGCAGGCTCATTCTTTTTTGATGGAACTTCAAACAATGAAAAATTAGGTATAGGTGAATTAACACCCGGTGATAGTATACATATATCAACCTTAAATCCAGGTATTAGATTGGAAAATATATCTGGTACTACATCAAATAGTGAGGTTTTCTTATCTTATTTTCATGGCTCTGATATTAGAGCTCAAATAGGTTTTGCAGATACTGCCAATGATACGGATGGGAATTTAATATTTTATGTAAAGCAAGATGGTGGCTCATTAATTCAAAGATTATTTATACAACATGATGGTGTAATTAATATAGGAGCTGATAATTCATATCTAAGTCATCAATTGAATATAACTACAGGTATAGATGATTCTTTAAGGATAACTCATACTTCTATTACAGGGAATCCTACAATATCTTTTTACCAAACTTCTACTAATATAGCTGAATTTGGTTATGATGATGCTTTAGATAGTTTATTGTTTTCTAATAAGCATATTCAATATGATAATGATTATTCATTATTTTTTACTGATAGGTCTTTAGTTGATAGGGGTTATGTAACTAATTATTTTTCTGGAGAAACTTTTGACCTAACAGGAGCAGCCGATAATGATATGCTATTCCGAAGTGGAGGGGAGTGGGTAGATACCGGTGGACTGTTGACATGGGATGGAAATACATTTAAAGTTGCTGGTATTATATCTCCAGAAGCAGACGGAACAAGAGATATAGGAACAACTTCATTACGGTTTAAGGATATTTTTGTTTCAGGTGATGTTAAGAATTTAAATGGAAATACTACGTATTGGAAAACTGATGGAACTACAACTATACCTACACAAGCCATAATAGATTTAGTCACAGCACCTGATCAAGCTATAAGATTTAATTTACCAAATGGTAGTGCATTAAATCCTTTATTTATAGGAATAAATGGTCAAGGAGGTGGAATAGGATTTGGTAGTGAGGGGTCTGGTAGTGGTTTTACAACTATACTGAGACCTATTGGTACTTCGAAATTCAAAATAGTACATGCTAGTACAGGTGCTTTTGAAATATTTACAAACCGACAATTAACATTAAATCAAACTACAAGTGTTGGAACCGGAATAACATTGAATACTACCGCCACCGGTGGAAGTATAAAGTTGCAAAGAGCCTTGGTTACTAAGTTTGAAGTTGCTGATACTAATAAATCTCATGTACAGATGGATTTTGTGGAGATAACTCCTCCAACTGTAGATACATTAGGACAAGGTATATTTTACGCAAGTAATATAGATGGATTACCTTATTGGAGAACTGCTATTGGAGAAGCATTTACATTCTGGAAATCAAAAGGAACATTTACTGTTGGAGAGACTGGAGTATCTAGTACTGTAGCTGCTATTGCTTCATCTACTTCATTACGCTTTGATTTAAGTGCAGGTTCATCTGTAAGATTAGAGGCTAGTACTTCTGATGGTACTTCTTATACTAATTATGAAGGCAATCTTATTACAAACTTTTTATCAACAGCAGGAGGAGGTACTTGGAATGCTGGGTCAGCAGCAGAAAAGATAAGCATTGTAGAGGGAACTGGACAAGTTGATGTTACAGGAAAATTAACAACTACAGGTCAAATACTTGCTGGTAGTGCAACACATCCAAATCTGTCATTTGTAGATGATTCTGATACTGGATTTAGTGCTTCTGGAAATACACTTTCAGTATATAACAATGGACAAATTAGATGGGTTTTTATAGGTGGAAGTGAATTTCGGGCAACGCAGAATAAGGTAGCTAACCTTGGATTGAGTACAAGTATATGGAATAATTTCTATTCGGTAACTAATTGGCAATCAGAACAAGCTCCTCCCATATCTGGAGATATAACAGGATTGGGAAGAACTTATGTATCTGATGTGGATGGCTTATATTATTTCAGAGACGAGTTAGGAAATGTATATAGAAATTCAACTACATTAATTACTGGTGGTAGTCTAATGTTACAAGATGCTGATCCAGATTTGAATCTTACTGGTGTTAATGGAGCTATTGCTTATGATACTACTGACCATGAATTTCGAGCTTACATAAATGGAAATTGGACAGCATTATCAGAAGGAGGCGGAGGCTCACCCGGTGGAGCAGAGCATGAACTTCAGGAGAATGACGGAGCCGGGGGATTTAGAGGAACAAAAGTATTTTCCAGTGTAGATGGTAGTTTGGTTTTAGGCGATAGTGCATTAAGTGGAGATAGAGCTATTAGTATACAATCATTAGATACAGACGCAAATCTTATTATAAGTCCTAAGAATGCAGGTGCTGTATTTATTTTATCTAGTGGAGGATCAGTTGATACTTTATGGGTAGGAAATTCTTTGGGCAATACAGCCAACTTATTTGTTGCTGGAAATTCAACATCTACTACATTTCTAACGGTTGCTAATACTAATACATCTGGTGGAAATGCTAAAATAGCAGTTAATCAATCCCAAGAAACAGGTGGAGGCGACCCTTATTACCAAGTTCAAGTAGGAGGTACAAGAAGTTACATCATTGGTATAGATAATTCTGATTTAAACAAATTAAAAATTACAACTGATACAACAGCAATTGTAACTCCATCAACAGGTACAGAATTAATGGTATTAACTTCTGATGGGCTTATAACATGGAACCAAACTCTCAACGATGCCACAGGAGATGAAGTGGCTTTCACCATTTCACCAACCATTAACAAGCTAACTTCGGGTAATTATACAGGTCTACTAATAGACGTTACCGAAACAGCAGCACCGGGAACAGATAACAGGCTGATAGATTTGAAGGTTGGTGGTAGTGGAGTTTTTGCTGCTTATCCAACAGGTTCATTAACTCTAGGCAAGGATACATTAGACTTTGCTAATGCAAATTATATTGGTCTAGAATATCCTCGTGGGGTAGGACATATAGCTAAAATTGCCCTTACAGGAAATCCTGAAAGTTATTACTTCAACAATCTATATCATAATGGAACTAATTGGGTTCACAAAGAAACCAATACATCTGCTATTTATGCTCTAGGATGGAATGGACATTTCTTCTACGCTAATGAGAGTAAGACTGCCGACACAGCAGCAGTATTTCTTTTAGGGCTGAGTATTACTAACGCTTCTTCAGTAGTTGAAGTTTCAGTGGCTCCAAGTGCAGGTGCGAAGCTTGGATTTTTCGGTGCCGCAGCATCTGTCGTAAGTACAGGATGGGCAGTTAGTAACGTAACTCCGGATAAGGTATATGATGCAAATGCAACCAATACGGATGAGTTAGCTGACGTGCTTGGAACATTGATAAACGAATTAATTACAAAAGGTTTAATTAGCGCTTAATAAATTATATAAATAAATATGGAATTTACTAGACAAATCCCAGATGCAGCTTGGGAAAGAATTAAAAATGCTTTTGCTAAAGTATATAGATATAAGGATATGATTAGAAATCCTAGCTTTAATCCTAATGAGCCAGAGGATTCTGTAACTAATCCTTTATATATTGCTAATAATGAAACTATAGGTAAATTAGTGGAAGAGGTATTTGAGCAGTTTATCCAAGATGTTGTATATAAGGCAGAGAAGGATAATATTATAGGTGCTAGTAAAGACAGTTTAATACAAGATATTAAAACCAATATTACTCTTTCTTAAAAAATATTTAACTTTTTTAATTATGAAAATTCAAGAAAAGAAAAAGAAAAGAGATAAGAAACTGAACAAACTAAGGAGAATTTTAGAAGTTCATAGGGCTTTAGATATGCTCAAAGAAAATAGTCATTTACATGGCTCAACTAGTTTTGATGTTAATAAACATAAAAGATATTTGAAAGATAATTTTGTGGCTAGTTATAATGAAACCATAGAAACAATTCAAAATAAATATAAACAAAAGGATGGGGATACAGATATAATACCCGCTAATAAAATTGAGGCTTTTAAGAAAGACATTGAGACTTTATTGGATGAAGAAAGGGTAGTTAAATTTGAAGCTTTTAAGAAAAGACAATTCCTGGTTTCTGGTGTACCACCAGAATTTTTTGAATTAATGGGGGATTTAATTAAAGATTAATAATGCAATATAGATACCAAGATTTTGAAAGACCCTTAATATCTTTAGATGAAAACCATCGTATGATAGGTTTTTCATTTAATGGGGTTTATTGTGGATGGGATACACTTCAATTAGTATCAGGCAATGATATTGATATTATCCATACTGCTACTGGAATAAAGAAAACATTAAACCCAATAGATACTGAGTCTGCTTCTATGGGCCTAGTAGTTACCAGACAAGGGGTATTGATATATGAAGATGCTGGTCAAAGATTTTCGGTTGACTTTAATGTAGGTGAACCTAATCAAAGAATTGACATAGTAGTTGCTGACCATGAACATGTATTAGTTGCTGGTGGGGCTGATGCAGTTTATTCATTAGTCAAAGGGGGTACTAGTGGAGTAGAGCCTGCTATTCCTAATCCTAAAAGACAAACTAGAATAGGTAGGTTTATTATACCTGCGGGAGCAACAGACCATGACTCAACTATATGGATTAGGGATATACCAATGGCTCTAGGTGGTCACCATGTATTTGGTAAATTAAATAGAACTGATGTAAGAGAAATTCAAAACTCAGTTTTAGTAAATGATTTTAATAAATTATTAGATTCCCAAATATTGGCTTTGAATAACAATCCAGCTAATAGTCCTGGGGGGTCAAATAATTGGACATGCCTAATAGTTAAACAAGGGGCAAGGATAACTCAACTAGCTATTAATGCTAATAATGGTAAATCTTATTCAAGAGCCTCTAGTAACACAGGCTCATCATGGGGCTCATGGGTATCATTAAATAATCCTGATATTGCTACTGATATTGATGCATTAGAGACTGCTATAGGTACAAGAATATATACTGAACAAAATTATGTAACTAATGGAGAAAGTTTAACTAGTTCAATAGATGCCCTTGACCAACAATTACAAAATACCCAAACTGATGCAGATAGTGCAGCAGCAGAAGCTAATGCCAATACTGGTAAGATTGGTAATCAAACTTATTCCCAAGAAAATTATGTAACTAATGGAGAAAGTTTAACTAGTTCAATAGATGCCCTTGACCAACAACTTAAGATAGTATCTGATAAGGCGGACCAATCCGAAACTGATATAAATTCATTAGGGGGCTTATTAAAAACCATTCAAATACCCATAGGTTCATGGGATATGGATACAGATTCAGTTAAGGCAATAAGCACTGGTTTAAGTGCTACAGAATCTGCACAAGCTATATTTAAAGTAGTAATAAGAAGTGATACTAATACAGCATGGTATAATGTAAGAGGTACTGATTTATATATTGATAGTATTACAGCTGGTGCTGTAGCTTTAGTGAGAGCTAATGGGGGTGCTTTTGATAATGTTTCTTTTTCAAGCATTGCATTTAGTAGGGGTTGGGTATTTGTAACTTTTAATGAGGATTAATATTTTCAAACTATAATAAATTTAATAAAACTATGGATGCAGGAGGTTTTTTAATGATTATACTGATATTAGCTTTTTCAAATTTTATTACCTATAAGCTAACTAGGCGGAAATATGAGAAAGAATCTTAGATTTCAATAATAGGTTTAGGTCTCTTTTCTAGTTGAATAAAGAATTGTTTACATTCTCTTCTCAACTCATTCACGTAACTTAATCCCAAGCCCATATATTCTGATATTAAGCGGCTTGGGATTTTGTGTTTGTTTATATCAAAGCTTGGGGGTAAGTTTTGAAGTATATATAATGGGGGATTTATTTCTAGGGTTAATATTTTAAAAGCATCCTCTGATAAATTATGTTTTAAATAATCCATAGCTTTTCTAATATACCTATCATCCACCTCATTACTTTCTTTTTGTTTAATGTCAAATAGATTTTCTAATGGGATACTATTAAGATTAACAGAGTTCTTAAGTGAGTAAGAAAATTTTAATATCCTATTTCTATAGAAACCTAGCCCTTTAATGATATGGGCTTTAAGTAAGTTATTATCCATTTCACCATAATATTTATTGAAGATAAATATAAATTTATCCGAAAACCATGAATATATTATATCTTTGCTATAACCAAATCTTTTCTCATCAATTGTATA